TCACATTTACCCAGGCAGCAGCATCTCAAAGTTGGTCTCAAACATTCTCAGTGAATCCCACTTCTCTGTCTTTTGGGGCAACTGGAGGAACAAAAACATTTACTGTAACCTCTTATAAACAGGAATACCGAAATGGACATACCTATGGTAATCAAATTCCCTTAAGTTATACCAGGGCTAATACCGGAGTTACCGGTACTGGTACTTCAGTAACTATGGCAAATAATACTTCTACTTCGGCAAAGTCGGGTAGTGTAGTATTAACTCAGGCAGAAACCAATAAGAAACTAACTATCAGTTGTTCTCAATCTGCAGGTTATAGAACCTATAGTGAAATCACTGTAAGTGGAGGAAGTGTATCCGATATACCTGCAAGTGGAGGAAGTAGAAGTTCATTCTCAACTATGCCCTCATATTCTCAGACTTGTGGATGGAATGGTTCTACAACTGGAGGAGGCACAATTACAAGCGGTGCTAGCATTAGTTATGGTACTGCAGTTAGTGCAGGTTCTTTGGGAACTACTGCAAAGGCTAGAACAAGGGTAGGCTCCCTTACTTGTACTGTATCTCTGAATGGTAAATCGAAATCTATAACTCTCGATGTATACCAGGCAGAGAATAAAATTACCAGTACTACTGATGGTACACCAGTAATAAGCTTATCTGCAAGTTCATACTCTATCTCTACTTCAGGAGGTAGTGTTAATATTTATGCCAGTGTAAGTATACCTACTACCAACCATTGGAGTTCAGGGTCAACAAGTGCAGGTTCTTCGAAGAGTGCTACACCTACGGTTAGTGCAAGTGGTACTGGTTTTAGTTTGAATGCTGCTAAGACGGTACTTACTGCTACGGAGAACTTGGGTACTTCAAGTAGAAGCTGTGTAGTAACTGCATCCTATAGTGGGGCAACTACTAAGACAATCACATTTACCCAGGCAGCAGCATCTCAAAGTTGGTCTCAAACATTCTCAGTGAATCCCACTTCTCTGTCTTTTGGGGCAACTGGAGGAACAAAAACATTTACTGTAACCTCTTATAAACAGGAATACCGAAATGGACATACCTATGGTAATCAAATTCCCTTAAGTTATACCAGGGCTAATACCGGAGTTACCGGTACTGGTACTTCAGTAACTATGGCAAATAATACTTCTACTTCGGCAAAGTCGGGTAGTGTAGTATTAACTCAGGCAGAAACCAATAAGAAACTAACTATCAGTTGTTCTCAATCTGCAGGTTATAGAACCTATAGTGAAATCACTGTAAGTGGAGGAAGTGTATCCGATATACCTGCAAGTGGAGGAAGTAGAAGTTCATTCTCAACTATGCCCTCATATTCTCAGACTTGTGGATGGAATGGTTCTACAACTGGAGGAGGCACAATTACAAGCGGTGCTAGCATTAGTTATGGTACTGCAGTTAGTGCAGGTTCTTTGGGAACTACTGCAAAGGCTAGAACAAGGGTAGGCTCCCTTACTTGTACTGTATCTCTGAATGGTAAATCGAAATCTATAACTCTCGATGTATACCAGGCAGAGAATAAAATTACCAGTACTACTGATGGTACACCAGTAATAAGCTTATCTGCAAGTTCATACTCTATCTCTACTTCAGGAGGTAGTGTTAATATTTATGCCAGTGTAAGTATACCTACTACCAACCATTGGAGTTCAGGGTCAACAAGTGCAGGTTCTTCGAAGAGTGCTACACCTACGGTTAGTGCAAGTGGTACTGGTTTTAGTTTGAATGCTGCTAAGACGGTACTTACTGCTACGGAGAACTTGGGTACTTCAAGTAGAAGCTGTGTAGTAACTGCATCCTATAGTGGGGCAACTACTAAGACAATCACATTTACCCAGAGTGCTGCTTCAGTATCTTATGAGTATTACTTGGCATTCACTTCCCCTACTGGTTCAAGAACTACCACTAGAACCGGATTGTCAGCTTTGGGAGGTAATAACTTTACAGTTGATGTAGCTTATTCTTTTAAGACTAAGGTAATAAATGGTTCTGAGGTAAGTACAAGATATCCCTTGGCTTTAACCGTAACTTCAAAACCAAGTTGGGTTACAAATGTAGCCATTACAACACTATCCAGTGATAATGGAACCTATGGGTTAACCTTAACCTTAACGGAGAACACCGTAGAATCAACAAGGTCAGGTACCATTAAATTAAGGCAAGCAGAAAACGATTATGAGGGTTGGGAGCTTACAGTCAACATAACTCAGAATGCTGCAACAATTACTTATGAATACGTATTTAATTTGGGGTAATAAAAATACAACACCATTCTGTATTTAATGTATAATTAACCTAAGTATTAATCTTTAAAATCTTACAATTATGTATGGGAGTAGAAGTAAAAGGTGCCGGCGATGGCGTTGTAATCGCGGACAGAGGCTGTAACGATGGTTGTGGATATAGAGATCATTCCGGTTGGGGCTCTGGATGGGGAGCCGTTGGTGGTGCATTGGTAGGTGGTGGCTTTGGTGCTGCTGCAGTTTCCGTATGGGACAAAATCAATGACACCAAGGCTGACATCCAGAAAGTAGAATCTACTGTTCAGGAAGCAAAAGCAGGTATCTACAAGGATATCCCTGATGCTGCCCGTGGGGTAACCCAAGAAATCGGTGGAGTAGCAAAAGATGTTGCTGGTGTTGGTAAAGAAATTCTTAACAACCGTTTCGCAACAGAAAGAGGTCTCTGCGATTTGGGCTACAAAACGAATTCGGATATCCGTGATTCCCGTGACCAGATGGGAGCAGGATTCAATCGTGTTATGGACCGCCTCTGCAATATGGAGCATTATCAACAGAATTGCTGCTGCGAAACTAAAGGCTTGATTAAAGAAGTAAAATCAGACTTGGCTCTTCAGCTGGAACGTTGCTGCTGTGACATCAAGAATGGACAACAGGAAATCAAATGTCTCATTGAGAACACTGCAAAGGACCAGGAGATTGCCCGCCTTAATCGAGTAGTAGATGCTCAGAGAGACCAGAACATCGTCAATCAAGTGGTAGCTGCCTTGAAGACCGGTACTACAACGCCAGCTTAGTAATTTAAAATACCAAGATGATTAAAGGAGTGCATCTGTTTTTAGGTGTACTCCTTTTTTCGTTTTAACTCATTAAACTAAGGAATTATGGAACAAGAACAACTCACCGAATTCAAGATACAATTAGCTCTACCTGCTCCCAATATAGAGATTGCACAAGAAGTAGCAAACAAAGCTCAGGTACTCATAAATCAATTTGGATACTATCAATTCTTAAACCTGGTAGACTTCATGCAAAGGAATCCAGGTGCAGTTTCATTTGGTTTAAACTTAATTAATAAAAGATGATTATGGACGAAAGAACATTGATTTTCCAAAAGGTACAGAAAGGTGAAATGATTTTCACATTAGAAAAAGACAGACGGTCTGGTTATCCTATTTTTGATACAGCAAGAATCGTAAAGGTAGGAGAAAGTAAACCAATGGCCTCTGGTGCTAAAGACGGCTTTGTTAACAGTGTCGAATTGGTAATCCAAGATTCGGTATCACAACTCACCGTATACTTGCCATCACAATCTGATGAAGGTATTTATAATGGTGTATATTATACTACCGATGTAGTGAATATAATTAATGAGGTTACTATGCAGAAACATAATGCCTTGAATATACTTAACAATCGACCAAAGTTTGAGGCAATTGTTTCTGAATGCGATAACATTCTCAATTCAATTAACCAATCACCTTCTGCTCCAAGTAAACCTGCTCCAGGGTTTGAGGAGTTCCGTCAATACATGGACCAACGAATATCCACTCAAGAGACTCTGTTACAGAGAATTGCTCAGGAGCTGGGATTGGATAAACCTAAACAACAGTAAGAATTATGTCAAGTAAGTCGGTTAATATTACACTATCGACTCCAGTTGGCCCTCTAGAAATATACGTAGATAAACGAGAACAAGCTCGTGCAGAAAGGTTGATTGCCAAAACTCCAAGTATCTTAACCGAAGGCTATGCGAAAGGTACAGAAAAGTTTGGTAATCAACTTCTTCGTATAGTAAGACGAAGTTTGAATACTGGTGTACCTCCAAGGGGTTCCGGAGTATCTTGGCCACCACATGCTCCTGGTACCATAAAGAAATATGGAGACCATACCATGCTAAATCTTACTGGACAATATGCCAGGTCAGTTACCTTAGTAAAGGGTAAGAAAAGAACTTTCGTTGGTTTACCAATTGGAATCAAGAAGATTACTTATACTGGTAAGACTTCAAGAAAAACTTTGAATCAGATAGCTATCATGTTAGAGTATGGTAGTAGAGATGGTAATTTACCACCTCGTCCTCTCTGGGCTCCTGCATTTAAGGCTGCTGGTGGAAAAGCTGCCTTACAAAAGGAAATACGTAATGAAGTTAGAAAAGAAATAAGGAGGATTATATAATGGCAGTAGATTTTGAAATATCTTCACTATCAGGAACTGGTACTGCTACCATTCGTGTAAAACCGAAAGCAGTAAATACAGAACAGACCTTAAAAGAGCAGGTCCTCAAGGTAGTAGTTCAGGGTGTAGAAAGGGAAGTAACTCTGATACAAAAGGCTGCTCCTAAAATAGTAGAGACCTGGGGAACTTATTTTAGTATCACTCCGGAAACTACTTCCCATACTTTCGATGGTACTAAAAAGGGTGAGACTCTAGAAATAGGGGTATATAGTTACCAACAGAAGTTTATAAATAATGAGCCTCAAGATGAATACCGTGCTGTAGATTGGAAATTAGAAAGCTCATCCGATTGGTTAGAGGTAACCCAAGAAATTGGGGAAGCTAATGCTGCAGGTAAGCTTATTATCAAAACTAAATCTACTAATCAAGATCACAACCCAAGTAACTATGACCCATTAGAAAGAACTACTACGGTTAAGATTATCTCACAGCAAGAACCTAACCCAGAGATAGTTTTAAATATAACTCAATCTCCAGGTACTAGAACTACTAAGTATGGCTTTGAACCAACCCCGAATATACCATTCCCAAACCTTGGTCAAAATACTAGTACTGTTCAGATTAGTAATGTAAAGGGTTATCAGTATTACCTTATCAACGGTATTCAAGTTGCTAAATTTGTAAAACAATTTAAGATAACCGATATAAGTAAGACAATAGAGGGTCAATTCCCTGGAGGTATTGGTTCTGAACCAATACCCTTTAAAGTATGGCTTACCGATTATCCTTCAAATATTGCTACTCAATGGGTTAGTGAATTAAATTGTGTTGGCCATTTACAAACCATAATGAGTGGTTTTGGAGGTATTCAGGTAACTTATAATGGGTATATTAATGACAATGGCAATCAAAGTGTTCAGTTAAATATTAGATTAGGACTTTAATGGTAAACTCAGAAGAAATAGTAGAAAGAACTTTTTATATCTCTCTACTTAGTACAATGTTAGAAATGGGTCTTACCTTAAACCCAGAAGACTTCTTACCTTTGTCTCAAGAAAACGAAAAAAGATTTCAAGAGGCAATCAAAGGTATGAAGAAGTTTATACCACTTTTTGGTATAGGGAATAATCAAGTAAAAGGCCCAAAGACTCTCCCAAGAATAACCATAGAACTACAGGGTTATTATGCTGGAGATATTGGTGTGAATAAATACATCATTGGTGATAAACTTGAGGATGGTAATTACCAAGCTTCAGAGTTTCCTTATGAAACAAAAGATATTACTATAGATGTACATCTAGTTTCTCAAACACAAGCCGATATGAGGTTGCTACATACAATCTTATATACTGGCTTACCTGCTAGAGGATACGTGAGACCATACTTCAATGACTTAGAGGAATGGGAAAAGGGCAGGCTTGCTCCCACCGGAAACCTATTCATTGAGATTGGTAATTATTATGACCATCCAGATGTAGAACATGGTATACTTGAGAAGGTATATACTTATATATGTAAAGATGGTATTCTTCCAGAAAAACCCCTGGAAGAAGGTATACTTACACCTATCCAGGATATATCAGTTCTCATTGGTTTGTTAGAACAAAACGAAAATGAAATGTTAGAGTTAAAAGTACCTAAGGTATAGGTACAATACTCTAGGGTATAAATTAAACGAGTAATTAACTTTAATCACAATAGAATTATGCCAACTTCACCTCATGTTGATTTTAAGTTTAAGAACAACAATGTTCTTCAAACTACTCCTATGTTAGGAGTTTCTTGTGTATTGGCTAGAACTACTAAGGGCCCTTATGATGACCCATCAGAAATCATCTCTACATTCCCTCAGTTCCAAAGAATCTATGGTTCTGAAATTGTACCCGATGGTTCTGTATCAAATATCGAAAAGGCTTTGCAGGGTGGTTCTAAGCTTCGTGTTATTCGAGTACTTGGCAAGGGAGCTACTCAAGGTACAGTAACTGCTTCTTCGGCTGCGGCAAGAAAAGCTAAAGATTCAGAAGATGGGATTTCAGTTGCTTCTGCTGTACCCGACTCGGCTAAACCCTCTGCTCTGATTACTTTCAAATCAGGTAGTACTACCTATAGTTTTGGATTAGTAACCAAGGGATATGGAGATCCCATTGGTAGTGCAGATACTTTCCAGGTTGGTTTTTATAAGCAAGCTAATACCTTGTATTATAAAATCTATTCGGCTAATGGGCAAGTACTTGAACAGGGTCCAGTAATAACCTACAAAACTGCCGATGATAACAATAATACTTCGGTAGATTACCTTGCTCTTAGTGCATTTGCTAAGAACTCGGAATATATTAAGCCGGTAATTACTGCAGGTTCCTCTTTTGAAAACCTAATTAAGTGGCTTACCGATGATATCGATGGTACTAAGAATGCTATCACTATTACCGTGGGAGATGCTGCACCCTCCGAAACAGAGAAACTGTTTAATGGTACTATCGGTAGTGCAGGTTCCACTCCAACTGCCGAAGAATGGATTGCTTCACTGGACTTGGTAAGAGACTACACAGACTTCTACCAATTGTTTATTTCACATATCTCTCAACACTTGGAACAAGATTCAGAGGTACTCAAAGTATACAAGGCTGCTGCTGATATGGCAAAAGAACTGATGGAATGGGTACTGTATATCGAAGTTCCCAAACACTTAACCCATTATACTCAAGGTACTCAGGCAAGAGATTACAAAGCTCAGGTTACTTGGGTACAGACTTGCCTTGGTACTGTAGGTAACTCTAAGTACATTGCCTACTTTGGTGGTGGACTTAAGTACTACAACGAAAATGGTAATCTTCAGGATTCCGATGTAGTGGGTACTATTGTTGGTTTGGGAGATGCCTCTGCTACTCAATATGGTCCTTGGAAATCCTTTGCAGGTATGAACCGAGGAGTTATTGGGGATGCCGTTGGTCCAGTATGCCCTAACTATGGTTCTCCTTCTCGATATAACGAACTGAACACCCTTGCTCAGAATTATATCAATGAGATGGTAATCAAAGATACTCCAGATGCAGGTAAGCAAACCATGCTATGGCATTGCTTCTCTTCTCAAGTGAAACAGGATTCTGAAAGATTCCTTTCAATTGTAAGATTGAATCTCTATCTGAAGAAGTTCCTTCGCCCGGTACTCAACAAGTATATCGAAGAACCAAACGTTTGGAGTACTTGGAAGAGAATCTGGTTGGAGGTTAAACCTACCTTGGATTCTTTGGTAGACGAAGATGCTATGACCGAGTATACCTGGATGGGTGACCAAGATGCAACTTCTTGGGATGACCTTTCGGTTAATAACGAAGCAGATGCTCGTCAGGGTAAGTACCGTGCTATCCTTAAGTATAAGGATGTAGTTCCTATGCAAGAGGTAACTATGGAGATTGTAATCGATGCAGCTTCTAAGGCAGTATCAATCGTAGAAACAAGTAATAACTTATAAACTCATAACACAATGGGAGCAAAAGTAAAAAACCCACGGAAGAAATTCTTGTGGAGCATCATGTTCCCCAAACACCCTATCAATACTTATCTATTCCAAAGTTGTACTTTGCCAGATATTGAAATTGACCAGGTTGCTCATGGGGACGTCAATAGAGACGTTAAAACTGCAGGTAGGGTTACTATAGGTAATCTTATTGTAGAGAAACTTATGACTACTGCAGGTTCAGACACATGGCTTCATGATTGGCTTTATGCTTGCCAAGACCACATAGTTGGTGGAGGTTTGGTACCAAGCCAATATTGGGAAACGGCTATTGTAAATGAACTTGCCGAAGATGGAGTCTCGGTTCTTAATACCCACGTCTTCGAAGAGGTATGGCCATGTAAGATTACCGGCTTAGACTTGGACAGAATGGCTTCAGAGAATACCATTGAGTCCATAGAGTTCTCAGTTGGTACTGCAGATAAATACTAATTCCTTAGTCTATTTTCACTAAGATTCGGTGGAGGGGTGGGATTCCTGTGATAGGAGCTCACCCCTTTCTTGTTGTTATACGGAGTACTATGAACATTTGTAAACATTAAATATATCAAAAAATTATGGAATTTAGAACATTTAGATTTACCGGACCTTCTGGTTTCGAATATGAAATCAGAGAACAGAATGGTGCTGATGAAGATATCCTCAGTAACCTTTCAGACATGAAGACTTTGATGAACCTTACCAAGTTCATTGCAGCAATTGTAATTAGAACTACTGCTACCCCTAATGGGAAATTAACCGTAGATGATGCCCTTAACTTACCAGTCAATGACCGTTATGCTATTATCTTCAATTCTCGTATCTTCTCTTTGGGAGAGGAAGTAGAATTCGAATATGATTGGGGCAAAGAGAATGGTGGTAAGATTACTTATGGCCAAGACCTTCATGAGTTCCTTTTCGATTACGGTACTACTCCAACTGTAGAGGATTTAAATCAGAAGCCAGATGCTATCCCTTATTATCCAGAGGGAGTTAGATTGGTAGACCATGAATACACTCTTTCATCTGGCAAGAGAATTAAATTCGATTGTATGACTGGTAAGGGAGAACAAGAGTTCATGAAGTTGCCTTTGGATAAACAAACTAAGAATGCTCCTCTTCTTTGCCGTAATCTTCACTTAGAGGTTGATGGTAGTTGGGAGAAGGTAGAAAACTTTACTCCGTTTACTGCAAAGGATATGGCTGAGATGAGAAAGCATATCTTATCTATGGACCCTATCTTCAAAGGTGAATCCCATATCACTAATCCAACCACCGGAGAAGAAAGAACTTATCCTATAGTTTGGGCACCAAATTTTTTCTACCTGACGGAAGAGTAATGTTAGAAAGTGATTTTGTTTATATCACCCGAGCCGAGATAGCCTTAGACTATTTCGGCTTTTTACGTCTTCCGTACCGAATAAGGAAAATATTCAAGGAAATGGCCGAGCAATATTATAAACAATTAAAGAAAAGAAAGTAAATTATGAATACCAGTAGGAGTATAGTAGAGGTCGGTGTTGCCATGGTTTTAAAAGACCGATTCTCTCAAGAAGCTGGCAAGATATCGGGGTCATTCAGAACAATGATGAATGATATGAATACCTGGAATAGAGGTATACAGATGTCAGCTTCCAATACAATGGACTTCGGAATGCAGCTCGTAGGGGGAATGGCAAGGGCCTATAAATACTCTGCGGGTGTTCAGAATGAAGTTTGGACTGCTTCGAAAATTGCTGGTGCTACCATTGCAGAACAAAGAGAAATGTTACAATTGGCAAAAGATGTCAATGAGATAACTCCTCTTACTGCTTCGGATGTTGCATCAGGACAAAGATATCTGGCTATGGCGGGTAATAAATTCGATGCTATTAAAGAAATGATTGGGCCAGCATCTAAGCTGGCTTCAATCTTTACAATGCCAGTGGGACAGAAAGGTGGTGTAGCTGACTTGATGACCAATATCATGTCAATGTACCAAATCCCAATGGGAGAAGCCGCTAGAGTAACCGATGATTTATATACTGCAGTTACTAATGCAAATATATCTTTAACAGACTTAGCCCAGTCCATATCTTATGCAGGAGCAGATATGGCAACTGCTGGAGTAGACCTTCGGCAAACGGCTGCTGCTATTGGTGTATTGGGTGATATGGGTATACAGGGTTCTATGGCAGGTACCTCACTGGCCAATATGATTCGTTACTTACAGCTCTCTCTTGTTAACCAAAAAAAGAAAGGCTATAACGCTTTAGCAGATCTAGGCTTAAGTCCAGATGAATTCTTCGATGCTCAGGGTAATCTTATAGACCTTTATACTATCTATCAGAAGTTTGCTAAGGCTGCAGTAGATTTACCTTCACGAATTGAAACACCAACTTTCTTCAATATCTTTGGAGTTCGTGGTAATCGTGGTATGCTCCCCGTACTTAGGGATATTGCTTCTGGTAGAGATAAGATGGGTAAGATACTTGCTACCTATGACCAAAACATGGGAGCAGTAAACCGACTTAATGAAGAACGTCTTAAAACCGATGCAGGTGTAATTGACCAATTCGAATCAAGTTTAGAGAACTTAACCGTTACGGCAGGTGCGGCTTTGGGTAGAATCTTTACCCCAGTACTAAATGTGGGTAACTCTATCATCAAAGTAATAAATTCTATCTCTGAAACTTGGGCTGGTAGCTTTGCTCTTAGAGTAGGGGCTACAGCAGTAGTAGTTGGTACCATCGTTGCAGGGTTTAATACTGTGAGAGGTATTATAAGGTCGGTTGGATATTTACAAACTATTGCCACGGCTTCTACTGAGGGTATGTCTGCAGCAGCTATTAAGACGAACACCCAATTTGCTATTATGGAAGCTCATATGATAAGTATGGTAAATCTCATGAGGACTATGGTTCAATTGCAGATGATGATGGGGGGAGTTAGTATGAACAAAGCTGGTAGATTTTATAATACCAAAACCGGTAGATATGTTAAAACACCCAATCCAGGGATGTCTCCAGCCACTTCATTCATTGGAGGTGTAGTTGGAGGTACTGTAGCTAATCAAGCTGGTAAACAAGCTGCTAAGACTGTTGCTACTAGAAGTTTAGCTTCGGTAGGTGGTAGGTTATTAGGGTTAATTGGGGGACCCTGGGGATTAGCTATTACCGTAGGTTTACCTTTACTAATAGAAGTAGGTAGTAGACTTATTGATTCAGTAGATAGGAATACTAATGCCCAAGATAAAGGTAAAGAAGATTCAACAACTATTCGGGCTCAAAATGAAGAGAGATTTATTAATGCCGTAAGATTAGCTATCAAGGAGGGTATGAGAGATTCTCGGATTAATATTTCTGTAGATGGCCAAGCAGTTGGGGATTATGCCCCAGGTTCTCAACAAGATTTTACTGGGGCCGCATTTGTAATGGGATTATAAACTAAAACATTATGGCTAGAGTATTAAATAAGGCAGCAGGTAAGGTTGTTGAAAAATACAATGACCTTACAAGGGATACCGCAGGAGTTCTTACGGGTCCCTTAAATAAACTATGGAGAGCCAGGATATTACTCAATAGGAATACATCTACACTTCCAAAAGATGATGCTCTAAAAGGTAAGCTCTATAACCCTAATGGGGTTATAGGAGAGGCTCAGATATCTTCCAAGAATCCCACATTGAATAAACAACTCCAGGAAAAATGGAGAATGGAATTGCAATTCCCTAGAATTGAAGAAGGGGAAGGAGTGGATCCCGCAAAGGGTAACAAGAATACTACCAATCATCGAAACTTTGAAGTAAAAGCCGATATTATGTATCAGAATGAGGTAAGGATATATAATATGACCGTTAACCCAACTCAATACATTGTTTTACAGAATAGACCTCCAGAATTGGATTTTCGAGGTGAAACAACATGGGCAACCATTAAGTCTATGGGACGTAATGTACCAATGTATCACTATACTGGGGCTGAAGACATTATCCAATTTAATGTATCCTGGTACTGTAATGACCCAGAGAATCCCGAAGAGGTAGTAAATAAATGTAGGCTATTAGAAGCATGGTCTAAATCAAATGGTTACCAAGCTGCTCCTCCAATTGTTAAAATAGAATGGGGTGATTCTGGTATATTTGATAATCACAATTATATACTTACTTCAGCAACCTATACCTTGAAGAATTTTCAGAATGGTTATAGGATAAGGGTACCGGGAAAGCCGGCTACTTTTGGAAATGGTAGATTATTACCTGCAACAGCAACCCAAGAATTGATTTTCAAGAGAGTAAGTGCATATAACTTATCCTATGGAGATTTCATAAATTCTGATTCACTTAAAAAGACGGGAGGTATTAAATATGATTGATGTTAACCAATATATAAAGGGAGCTAGCCCATATAATGATGCCTATGCTTTGAAATACGAAGATGGGGATTATTCTTTAGAGGCCAACCCCCCAGTAATACCCTCATCTGCAAACGATATTCAGCATACCGTTAAAGATGGGGAAACTTTACAGAATATCGCTTTTAGATATTATGGGGATTCTGGGAAATGGTATATTATAGCAGAAGCTAATAAGATACTAAACCCCTTTAGAGAATTAGAAATGGGAACTTTAATAAGGATACCGATATATGGCAGCTAAACAGAAACCAATACTATATAATGGAATGGGTCAACCCTATTTGGCCCTTTTCAATTTTGGAGGTATGCCTATAATGAATCCTCTTACGGGCATACCCCTCGGAGCGTATATAAGTACCTGGAATTATAGATATGACGAAGAAAAAGAAAATTTGGCTACACTTACCTTTGATACGGGTAATCCTGATACTGTAGATATTGCTGATATACAAGAGAATCAACAAATCTGTCTTCAGTGGGGTTATATTTACCCAGATGGTCAATTTATATCGGGGCCTATAAAAATACTAAAGGTAAGAGAATTCGAAGCAGTATTCGATTCTACGGGTACTCATGTAACTATCAAGTGTATTGACTCTACAGGGGATTTAAGATTTCAACCGGCTTATGTTCATTCGGATATGGAGGGTTATAAATTATCTACCTATTTAGACAATGGCTGTGGGAATGCCACTGGTGTAATCATAGAAATATTTCAGTAATGGAACAACAGATAATAAGTAATAAAGTATACGAGTCACTACAAGTGCCAACAGAAAATACTCGTACTACTACTGGAAAAGTACTTTATGCTAACAAATACAGTGGAGTAGCTGAAGTAGCAATGCCCGAAGATTTAAAGGCTTTAATAGATAGCGATTTTGGGTTAGTGGGAAAGAATATCTTGGTTCAGTTAGAACAGAAGATGAAGGGTTATACCAATGGCCCCTGGTATGTGGATTCAAGGGATGGGGTTATTTATATACATAATAGAAAGTTTAATGAGGAGCCTGTATGTACTTATACTTATCAGGGTGAGCAGGGTGAAGTACTCAGAGTATCCTTTGCTACTCAAAAGGTAACTAAACGAGTTAAAGCAGTATTAGCACCATCTTTAGACCCTGATAGTAAAGATCTATCTGTATTATCAACCAACATTAATGAACCAGAAGATAAACCCTCTTTAGCTTTAAGCCCCTATATAGCTAGAGTAGATAATACTGAAGTATCTAATCTTACCAGTAACGGGTTTGAGGATTATCAAAGCCACCCTACTACTCCCACCGAAGTAATAGATACTTGGGGTATGAAAGTTCAATACAATAGAGAAAAAGAAGCCGAGTATAAAAAGAGGGTAGCAGAGTATGAAGCTGTTGGTCCGGTTGGAGCTTATGAAGCTGGTAAACAAAGGAGATTCGATGAGATGTCTACTGAAGATATACGTACCACTATTAATCAAGCCGCCAGTGAATTACCAGATGATAAAAAGAGAGCTCTTCAACAAGTACTAAAGAATTCCAGAAATGGTAAAGAATTAGAAGCTAATCTTAAAAAGTTATTAGAATATGAAATGTATCTTTTTGAAGATGAAGATGGTATGGAATTTATGGTAACCGAATATGTAGATCCTCTAGATTATGACCCAGAGGGTTATGCCTCTAAACAAGCTGGAGCAGGTATAGCTTCTGGTATCAATTTTCAAATGGGAGTATTACCAGCATCTGAAAGAGGGTTTGAGGCTTTGAATAAAGACCCTTATACTGAAGTATTATCCGATATGGAAATTGATACTACTAAACACTATGGTCAAGGTCAATACGGTAAGAAGGTTAAGGTAAGGCATATGAAAAGAGTAAATCTTAAAGTACCCATCTATAAGCTTTATCACAACTTATTCAGTAGATACGGAGGAGCTGATAAGTATGCTTGGGCAGCCAATGCTAATGCTAATGGTGGCTTAAAGCAAACAGAAAAAAGATTAGTATGTCAACTTCAGGTAGTTGGTAGACCCATGTTAGCAACTTCTCAAATAATTAATTTAGAGAACGTGGGTAAACGATGGTCTGGGCTTTGGTATATAAAACAATGTACTCATTCAATGGATGCTGGTCAAGGTTATATAACCAATATGGAGTTAGTAAAAAATAATTCTAAGTCTGGTTCTGTAACTTCTCGAACTGATCTATCTACTCAGGATATTGTAGCAAATGATGCTAAGGCCAATGCTAAGACTGATAGAGGCAAAGATAAAAAGGCTTTAAGCTCTTCTCAAAATCTTAACCTTAACTTTACTTATAATGAGAAAGTATACTACAATGAACATTTCCTTAATGAAAAAGGGGAAATAACTGACATCAAAGGTCAAGCTGAGTTTATTAGAAAAAAGGCTTACTATACCGAAGTAAATGCTAAAGATCCCAAAGCTTTGGCAGAAGGTATAGTTTTATCTACTGGTAATACAGTTACTTCTAAGGGTAAACTAATACCAGGTAAGATAACTCTCAAGGAAATCCAAGTCCCTGAAGATTATGGGGTTAAGTTTAATTATATGGCTATAGCTAATCGGGTATATCGTGATATGGCTAAAAAGCATAAACGAATAGCAAGTCAAATATACGTAGAGGAATAAGGATATGAGTTACGAAACAGCAAAAATAATAACCGATGAAGGCTTAGAGGGCCTTGGTCGGTATTACTCTGTTTATAGAGGCATCGTTGTTGATAATAATGATGTAGAGAAAAATATGAACAGAATAAAGGTATGTGTCCCAGAAGTAATGGGCGGAGTATTTGCTTGGGCATATCCGAAAGGACAGCATGGTTCACTGAGCTCAGGCTTTAAATACTTAGCCCCTAAAGTTGGAGACATGGTATTTATTACTTTTGAATTTGGAGATCCCACTAAGCCTCTCTGGGAATATCATGGTTGGGGGATGAACCAAATACCTCAACCTTTAAATGGGCCAAATAAAATTGGTATAATTACACCTGAAGGTAATCTTATAGTTATTGATGATGATAGTGGAGAACTCAACTTACACTTTAATGGCCCAGTAAATGTTCATTCAGAAAAAGAGGTAGTTATAAATGCCGATGGGGATATTAATGTGGCCTCTGGTGATTCAGTAATATTAAATACGGGAGAGAATGGTGGAGTAATCAATATATTCCAATTAACCGAGAAATTAAATCAAACCATTCAAGAATTAGAACAGCTTCGTAGTATGTTTAACTCTCATGTACACTCAGGTGTAACTACTGGGCCAGGTTCTTCTGGCCCAACTTTAACTCAAGTAACTAAACCTTTCTCACAATTCGTTGTAGACGATTATGAGGATAAAACCTGCATACACTAATGGAAAAGAATTACTTTACAGACTTAGTTGGTATAGGTGTAACTTATCCTATCCAACTTACAACTAATGAAAATGGGGAAAGAGGTTGGTACCCAGTAAACGGGGATTTTAAACTTATCAGGGATAATATAAGTTCTATATTGTATTATATGATAGGTCAGAGATTTCGACAGGAAAACTTTGGTAGTAAACTATGGCAATGTATTGAGGAACCAAACTCACAAGCCCTAAGTTTTATAATTAAAGAGTTTTTAAAACAAGCCATAGGTGCATGGGAACAGAGAATAACATTCCAAAATATCACAGTTACTAGAGTTGATGCAAAAATACACATAGAAGTAGCTTATGTAATAAATGGAACAAATTCTAGTCAGTACCTCGATATCACCTATGATAGGTCAGATAATTCATTAAATACACAATAATATGGGAATCACAAATAAATGGCTTAACCCATACCAGAGGTCTTATCAACAGATTAAGGCCAAGCTGGTTGAATCCCTTATGGGGCTTAAAGACCCTCAGGGTCAGAAACTCATAACGGATTATTCGGAGGGGAATATCTTAATTATCATCCTCTCATTGTTTGCGGCAATTGCCGAAGTACTTCACTATTATGTAGATAATATGGCAAGGGAAACCTTCCTATCTACTGCAAGAAGGTATGATTCGGTAGTTAAACACGGAGCTCTGGTAGATTACCATGCTCGAGCAGCAATCGCTGCTACGGTAGATGTAATTTTATCTAGAAGTATTACTGGTAATTCCATTGGAGCTAAATTAACCATACCTCAAGGAACTTTATTTACGGATTCCAGTGGTAACTCTTGGTTATCTGCTAGAGATGTAACTTGGTATTCAAATGTAACCACATGTAAAGTACCTATAATTCAACATGAGAAATATACTGCAAGTGCTCTTAATAATATGCTAATACCTACTGGAGACAGGGTAATAGTTCACCTTGGTACATTGCCTAATGGTAAGTACTATGAACAGGGCTCTATGTCTTTACAGATAGGTGGAGAAACTTGGGTATTGGTAGATACCTTTGCAAAATCAAAGCCAACGGATAAACACTTTATGGTTTCAGTAGATGAAGCTCTTAACCCTTACATAATGTTTGGGGATGGAACCTTCGGTAAGAAACCTGCAGCAGGTGCAAAGATAACCAATGTAGTATTCTATTTAACCAATGGTTCTCAGGGTAACGTAAAGAGTAATACTATTACATCCGTACCCTCAATCATTTCTTCTTCAATCACTGATGCTACTGTAAGTAATGCTTATGATGCTGGAGGAGGTTCAAACTATGAGAACTTTACAATGCTCAAGGAACATATACCTTTGAGTGTAAAGACTCTGGGAGTAGCAATTACTAAGGAGGACTTTGAAAGCTTAGCTATGTTAGTAGATGGTGTAAACAAGGCTAAAGCCGATTATGAATGCGGTAGAAAGCTTACAGTATACATTAGCCCCGATGGTGGAGCTGTTGCATCTTCTGAATTAATCAGTAGAGTATATAATCTTCTATCTCAAAGGGCCCCTCTGACTACTTGGCTAAAAGTTAAGTCTGCAGGCAAGGTTCAGATTATTCTGGAGATGGATGTTACTGGTAAGAAGTCTTATAAGACTGCCGAGATACAAACTCAAATTCTTACAGCTTTATACAATGCCTATTCTCCAGAGCAAGCTCAGATAGGTGGAAGCGTAAGGGTATCAGACATCTATGCCCTAATAGATAACCTATCAACTGTAGATTACCTTCACCTTACTAAGTTCTATATTAAACCCTGGCCTACTACCATTTATGGTAATAAGGAATTAAACCTTGGCCAATTTAAATTGAACAAGGCAAAGGGTTCTATGACTTACTACATAACCTTCAATTCCTCAACTACTTTTACAGTACGTTCAGTATCGAATGGTTATGTAACTACTGGCTCAGTCGGTAGCTCTATTCAGATTATAGATAAAGCTAATGGTTTTGATTTCTCATTGGATATCCAAAACAATAGCTATCAATCAGGTTATCGATATTCTATTACAGTATCTGAACCAAACCATGATTATGAAGACCCTGGCTTTAATTTGCCAGTATTCGAGAATGCTTCACAATTAACATTAACCGTTAACGAAATCGTATGATAAACCTCAAAAATTTAATCGACTTTTTACCTTTTGAATATAAGGACCAAGATACTTATAAGGTAAATGGTAAAGGCATCTTAGAGAGGTTTCTAGAAATTTGTGGAGAGCATTTTGAAGATTATATTACAAAGGATATTGAGAATATATTGGATATTATCGATATAGATAAAACCCCAGATATGTATCTCAATTTCCTTTGGCAATTTCTTGGAGAAATGCCCTTTGCTTATGGGAACACGATAGATGCACAGAAATGGGCAGAGTACTTTAATGGGTTCTACTCGGATAGTAAACTCCAGGAGTTATCAAAGCTTTGGATAATACCCAAAGAGGGACCTTTTACTTTAACCAGTACTCAGGTAAGAAACATCTTGAGATATTCGGTATCTCTTTTCAAAATAAGGGGTACATCAGAATTTTTCGAGATCATGATGAGGTTATATGGGTTAACCTGTGTAATAACAGACCCAGCAAAAGCCGATGGGTATGATGGTTGGATAAAAGGTCATCCCCACTTTGACCAATACTATCAGTACGATAGTAAATATACCTTTGATAACACCTTTGATTGTTCTCAATGTATTTCCGTAAGTTTTAAACTTACTGGTCATGGGTATACTTCTAATTCTGAGGCTTTTAAAAAATTTAGGGAAGCCGTAGAAAGTTTCTTTACTAGATTCATACCCTATCATGTATCCTTCACTATAGATTACGGTTTTGTAGTAAATGATGGGTATTCGATTAAGGCCGAGTTGGTAAACCCAGACCAACCCAACTTAGTTACTTCAGAAGTATATGAAGTACCAGTATTGGTAACTGTAACCTCAGATTGGGTGAATGCAGATTTGAGATATCAAATATCGAGTGATAGAATTAACTGGGGTTATACTAAACATGAAAGTGGTTCGGTATTTAATATTCCAAGGGCTGGTACTTATTACTTTCGAAGCGTTGGGGATAATTCTAAGATAACCCAAATTACTGTAAGGCAGGAAACTTATAACCGTTCATATATTATTTCTTGTGAGCCCATAACTGGTAAAATAACCCCAACTACTTTAAAGGTTAGTACAAGGGTGATAGCTAGAGTATCCTATAAAGGGACAGAGAAACTTTGTAATGTTCGATTAGTGGGTACCGATCAAGTAAAAATATCGGGCTCAACTTGGGAATTTACAAAACCCGGTACTTACTTTTTTGAGATTGTGGAATTTCCTGTAAAACAAACTTCATTTGTAGTAACCCAAGAAGAAGTTACTTATAAGGTAAGATGTACACCCTCAGAATTTAGAGTTGGAAATAATCAAACTATGAAGGATGCAGTTACTACTTTAACCATAACTTCAAATTACCCAGAGTCATTTACTGGAGAATTATATTGTAGGTTAATAGGTAATCCTAAGACTTTCAAGAATGGGGATAAATTTATTGCTAACAGTTATGGTACTTATAAATTCAAATGTACTTTAGATAAAAGAGAAACTGATGAAGGTGTGGGTATCTTTGAAGTAGTTTCAGGTAAAACTGCTATATATAGGATCAGTATTAATCCATCTACATCTACTCTATATAACGGTTCTGCAAAAACTACCGTAATAATACAATGTATTTCGGGTAATGGTGATGATTACCGAGTTAAAGTAGTAGAAACTGGGGAAACCTTCAATGCTGAAAACGGGTATGTATATACTACTAATAGAGCAGGTACTTATACTTTCCAATCTGTAGCCTACCCAACTGCAAAGACTACTTGGGTAGTTAAGAATACCCCAGTTGTATATCAGAACAAACTAAAGATAGTTCCTTCAGATCCTTCAGATTCAAAGTGGAAAGAACCTAACTGGTCATTACCCGAAAGCCAAATTGATGATACTTATGCAGTATATCAGTTATTGGATGAAGTATCAGCTTGTAAATTTAGCCTTGAAGAAATGAAAAACGAGGTCAATGTAAGTGGTACTGCAACTTGTGATGAAACTGGGGAAACCTATAATCTTGAATCCGAGATTGTATTAACTAAAGCAGGTACTTATACTTTTGTGGCAGATGATGGTTCTTCATTAAGGTGTCAAGTAATATTGGAAGATTACCCTACTATTATAGAATTAACCGTTGACCCAAGTTATGCCGAATTAAAGGGTACCATTAAACAAGTATATTGTTTAATTAGGTGTAGTTCTAATAAAGCTGAATTCGATAGTAGAGTTAGACAAGTTGGCAAAGTAACTACTTTTGATGCTGGTGGAGCCGGATATGAATTTACTACGGCTACCGCTGGAGAATACATTTTTGAATCAGTTGCCGATACTTCGGTACGGGCTAAGTTTACGGTAGTAGATGCTGACTTATTAAGCGTTAATCCTCAAAAGTTGGAATGGGAATCAAATGACACTTCTGAGAAGACATTTACCATTACCACTTATAGTAATCAAATGTGGAAAATTGAAGAAGTATGATAAAGAGTGCAATAGACAATGTAACAGAGACTACTACTCAATCTCTGTTCAAGACTTCAATGATTGGTTTATTTGGAGAATGTACCCAAATTATTTATGACCTTAGGTGGATGATATTACTTGCCATAATATTGATACTTTCAGATTTATGGTTTGGTATATCTGCAAGTAGAGTACAAGATATAGTCATTCGAAAGTCAAGGGCCGGTAGGAGAACCCTAAATAAGCTGGTTGATTATATTTGTTATATCTTACTTGGGGCTATAATTGGGAAAGCTATTGGAGAACCCTATGGAGTAGATCCCATAGAAGTATCCATTACTATAATGATATTATGCTATTGCTTCGAAATAGATAGTATCTATGGGCATATATGTGAAATACATGGCATTAAAAAACAATATAGTATCTGGAAGATAATCTTTAAGCTGTTAACTCTCAAATTTAATGAACTCGGAGAAGCTTTCAGGGATATGGCAGAACAAAAGAATAACTTTAAAAATACAAAGAACAATGAAAACGTACTTTAAGTATGAAGGTATAATCAAATCTAAGGAAGCAGCCGAAGCAATTGCTGCCCCTTCTGGTTTGGGGCCATTTTGTGGATTTGGCTCAGCCACCATAAATGGTAATAAATTGGTTGTTTCTCCTCAGGGAGTTTCTGGTAGTAAATTTGCTAATGTAATTAAGGATAGGATTACAGCAAGGTATATGTCTAAAGATTCTGAAGATGGAGAATTACCAGATATAAATTTTGGGTGTATTTCAAGAGATGGCTATATATTTATCTCTGATGAACAAACATTGACCATCGAGAATATTCAGGGAACCCAAGGGTCCACCGATGAAGTATTACTGTTTGCAGTACACACTACTATCTCCGAACCCGTAGATAATCCAGTAGATTTTGTAGCTTATTGGAATGAATCTTCAGAAAGTTTCTATGAGTTATATAAAAAATCTCTAGATATATACTACCCAATTTCTGAAGAGAATCGTAATCCCAATGTACTTAATAATGATATTTATTCGGATTATAGTATGACTCTTAGTAATCTTCTAGAGATGGTAGAGACTGCTTGCCCTTATTATTCTAACAATAAGAATTCTGTTGTTCTTATTGGGATATATGGTAAGGGTACAGATGCTATGACTAAAAGAAATGAGAACTTTGCTATTGTACCCTATCAGGGCAAATTCCAGGAGATCCCATATACTACTGCTACTCACAGTATGATGAAAGAATCCATAACTAAAGTAGAGAAAATGAATACTGGGTTTCCGGTAGAGGATGAAAATGGGAATCTATTGAATATTAAGCAATACATTGATGGGCAACTAGAAGCTCTCAGAAAGGAATTCTCTGATTCTTTGAATACTGCTAGTTTACCTATAGGTTCAATAATTTTATGGGAAACCGATGTAATCCCTGAAGGATGGGCTGAATATACAAAGGCTTCAGGTAGGATAGTAATAGGATATCAGGCCGGAGGTATTCAAATTGGAGACGAGATGATGCTACAGAATATTGGGGATTTCTATACTCCCACTAAAGGTAACTTTGTTATTAAATTGAAAGGCGATGATTTACCAAGACATAGGCATGCTCTCGGTGTATCTAAAGGTAAACAAGATAATGCCAATAACTGGGAGAATGTTAGACCCCAATCTTTCTTTAATAGAGAAACGGGTTTAAATGGAGACTTCGGTAGAGGGACTCCCACCAAGGGTATTCAAGATGGTGCTATTGTAGTAAGTTGGAATTTAATAGGGGAATCTTTCCTACAAGAGACTTCGGTAGATACCTTGACTATCGAAAAGTTACCACCGACTATTACTTTAAGATATATTCAAAAAATATCATAGGTCGTAATTAGTTGTTAATATAACTCATGTGTATTATTTGTATTGTCTAAGTAAACTCTTGTTTTGTTTTTGTTTTGCATAGTTTGTTTAGAGTAAACACTCGGAAAGGGACGTTGGGAAACGTCCCTTTTCTTTTGTGTTAATATCTAAGTTCTTCTTTAGCTCTATCTTCCCAATACTGTATATCCTGTCTAAGTTCAGAAATATATCTCATGGATTCATTAGTCTTAGGCATTTCGAAGAATTCTATGAGCATTATATTAGTAATCCTTGTACTATTTCCGAGTCTCTCTTTAATGAAGGGGGGAGGAGTAATTAATACTTCGAATAAAAGATAAGCATCCGGAGAAAGTTTATCTTTCATATAAGTATACATCATATCTATCATTTCGGATTTAGCTTTCTCTTCTTCACTATCATCTTCTAGTTCTTTGTCATTATCGAATAAATCATCCAGTTTAAAGAGGTTTTGATTATACTCTGCTTGTTCTCCGTATGCAGAACGAAGCAATTTATTTTTAAATGTACTCAAGGAAGCAAGGATTCTTGCTTTGAGATGTTCTTCAGTACATTCACCATAGTATTTATTAAAAACAAATAACATCTTGTCCCAGAAATAAGACTGAATTATATCTGGTGTAAGATTAAACCTTTTATAATCAATCTGTCTGGTAAGATTCCTAATCACTGGCTTACAGACTTTATAAAGTCTATTGAAAGTAGCTTCATCATATTCTTGCATAGGTTTTAATCGATGAAGCTCTGAGCCATTATTTCCTTTACTTTTTCCCATGTTTTTAAATATTCGTTATGCAAATATAAGTATTTTTTCTTATATAAAATAATAATATTAAATATTCGGGAGCTTAAGGTAGTGGATTAGTAGTTTCTAGTTAGTTGTCAACATACTCAGAACTATCTCGGTACTATCAAAATCTATTAGTTTATATAATATTGCAATATAGATATGAAGAAATTTAAAGACAACATCAAATTTAGTTTCACACCGGATTTCCAACTTGAGATACTCCGGTTTGTTTTAAGAGATAAGGAAGGAGGTCTAGTCCTAAAAAGGATTAAAGCTAATTACCTGGTTCTTATTGAGCATGCCCTTATATTTGAGGGTATATCAAAATACTTTAAGAAGCAAGGTAAGATGCCTTCAGAGAATGTATTAAAAGAAGTATTAAAAGAATTGCTAGAATCAAAGGCATACATTGATTTGGTAACTAAGGATGACATCCCTAATATCAATAAGTTAATAAGCAATTTATATCACATTCCCTTATCGGATGCAGATTATATCAAGGAAAAGATTTACCAGTTCTCTACCTATGTTGAAATGAAGAACCTGAATGACTCTTTTGATTTAGATAACTTCGAACAATATGAAGAGTATTCAAGGAAGATTGAAAAAGTACTTCAGAAAAGTAAACCAAAGAAAGAGGACGAACCTATATACATGATTCGAGATATTACTGAGAGACAGTTTAGAAGACAATCAGAACCTTCAGTTATACCTTGCCCATTTAGGCAGTTGAATGAACTAACTAATGCAGGAGGTTATCCAGAGCATTCTGTTAATGTGATACTAGATAAACCCAAGGCAAAGAAAACCTTCTTTATGGTAAACCTTGCAAGAGGTTATCTCAGAATGAAGAAGTCAGTATTATATATTGATACGGAAAATGGTCAAGAACAGATCATGGACCGTTTCATTCAATCCAGTATTAATAAAACCAAGAAGGAATTATACTCGGGTGAATATGATAAACTTGAGGCAAAGCATTTAAGGAAACTTGCAAGGTTTGGAGTTGAATTAGTGGTTGAGCGTGTACCAGCAATGATTACTAATACCACTTATATAAGGGAAAAGATAATTCAACTTCGTAATCAAGGAATCGATATTAAAGTTCTTATGGTTGACTACGCTGGTAAACTTGCATCAATAGCGGGGGATAGGGAAGATTTCGAAAGAATATCTAATGTATATATAGACTTGAGTAACTTAGCCGAAGAAATGAAACTTGATATAATCTGGACTGCACATCATATTACTAGAGAGGGTAAAAAACATAGAAAAACCAGATATGATGAAAATGATATATCTGGTTCTATAGCCATAGTAAGAAATGCTCAAGTAATTATGGGGTTAAATGCTACAGAACAAGAAGAAAGGGATGATATATTAAGGGCCGAGATAGTGGTTCAAAGGGATGGTCTACCATCAGGTAGAGCTCTTTTTAAATGCTCTACAGAAACTCAACGGTGTACCGAATTTACTAGAGAACAACGAAAAGAATATGACAGGGTATATGGAGAACAACTAGATAATTCTCTAAAAAGTTCTAGTAACCCAGATGCTAATATAGAGAAATATAACAAAAAGCAAGGAGATATATAATGAAAGATAATATACCAGGATTTATGGGATACTACGTTTCTAAAACTGGGAGCGTATATTCAAGATATGTCCGAGGAAGTAGGGGTAAATTAAGTAATGAGTTTACCCCACTAATACCAAAGAAACGTCCCAAATACTATAGTGTATCCCTTTATAGGGATGGTAAGTCTACAAAGATTTTTGTTCACAGATTAGTAGCTACTGTTTATGTACCTAACCCCAATAATTTACCTGTAGTAATGCACTTAGATAACGATATTTATAATAATTATTATAAGAATCTAAAATGGGGTACCCAGAAAGAAAATGTATACCAATCTATCAGGGATGGTAATAATCTGATTTCAGTAATGGGTAAGGATAATATACATCGTAAATTAAACTTAAATGATATACCTAAAGTAAAAGCTTATTATAATACATTACTATCTGAACTAATCCAATTAGGGTTTACTAAATGGAAAGTAAACAAAACTTTATTAAGGGTTCTAGGAAAGAGATTTGGAGTTGGTGATAGGGTAATTCGTAATATATTAAATAACAGTTATGAAAACAAAGAAAGTAGAGGTAGTAAAAGATAGATGGTCTGATGGGGTAGCTTTAGAAATATCTCATAATGGTTGGCAAACAACTTGTATCAATGATTTAGATTTAGAGGATTTAAAGAAACTTCGAAAAGTAATTAGGAAAGCTATAAGAGAGTATGAAAATAACCAATCAGTTTAAATCTAGACTAAGGACATACTTTATTAAACGATTGGGAGGTTACGATTACCGGCATGGCTGGATGCGTATACCAACTTGCCCCTATTGTGGGAGAGAACAGAAGTTGGGAGTTAACCTTTCTATGTATAGAACCAATTGTTTTAGATGTAATGCCCATCCTTCTCCTGCTCAACTAATAATGGACATAGAAGGATTTACTGAGTACCATGAACTAATTAATTTTTTGAACAATGGACAATTTGATGAACTACAGTTTAAGGAAGAGAAAATCGAACTTGCCGAAAGTAAGCCCGTATATCTCCCAGATGGATTTAGAAATATTTCGCTCGGAGACAGCCAACTTGCAAAAAGCATTCGTGGATATATCAAGAAACGCGGCTTTAACCTCGAGAAGTTTTCAAGATGTGGTATCGGATATGGAACAATGGGCACGACATATGGGTACCTTATCATCCCGTTTTATTATCGAGGACAACTTAGGTATTACAATGCCCGAAATGTTATCGGAAAAGGACCCAGGTATAATAACCCAGACAAAGACATCACCGGTTTGGGAAAACAGTTTATCATCTTTAATCATGACGCATTGGAGATGTACAGGTCGGTATTCATTTGCGAAGGAGCACTTAATGCCCTCACTCTCGGAGATAGAGCAATTGCCACAATGGGTAAAGCTATTAGCCAGTACCAAGTCAATGAATTACTTAAATCCCAATGCCAAAGATATATTATCCTTTTAGACCCCGATGCCAGGTCTTATGCTGTTAATCTCGCACTTAAATTAGTAGCTTATAAAAAAGTCAAGGTAGTATTTCTTCCAGAGGGTTTTGATGTAAATGATTTGGGGAAGAAACAAACACTTAAGCTAGTATATCAAACAAGGTATCAAAGTTATCAAGAACTGATTCAAATCAGAAACTCATTGAAATAGGGAGTTCCTATTATATTATAAATAATATATTTATGCGTGAACCATCTATCCATATAACTAAGTCTCAATTTGAGGAAATATTAAATACCTTAGAGGTAGACAATTTCCCAGTTGAGGCTTTTTTTGTTATTGCTCGAAAGGAGGCAATAAATCATAGAGCAGTCTTAGTTTCTAACAATAAGAATACTAAGCGAGTTAATAACATATTACTAGCATCTAAAGGAGATGCTGCCCTTGTTGCTGATATTTTATACGCAACTCGTATAAAGTTAAAGCATAGGGGAGTTCGTAAAATAAATGAGAGTAATTCCCGAGAATGGGCAAATTGTAAAAAGCTTGCAGAAGTATGTAATACCTTTTGTGAAGATTTTAAATTTGATACCCGGGAAGGTTTTATTAAATACATTGAGACTGGGTTAAAGAGAATGACTGATTATCGTAATGTTATGCAAAGGTTATTATCCATGCAGGAGAACATTACTAATCAGGTAGATGCTGAGATAGAATTACAACATTCAGATTTAGAACTTACTAAAGAGATACATGATTATTTCATAGGTAAGATTGCTAAGGCAACTGGTATATATGAGTCTTATGAAAATCAACCTGAGAAGTATGTACACTTTGCAAAGGTGGGTGAATTCCTAAAAGAGGAGGGCTGGGATTATAAGACATTCATAGATGCTCAGTTTGAATCTCTTGCATGGTGCAATGGGTTACCAGATATTGCACAAATGTATACGGATAAATCAATCGAAAGATACAATAAGTATTTATATAAGTATAAGAATAAACAACTTCTTGGAGATGAACCTACAGTAGAGGGAAGTCTTTGGGATTCTATAAATAACTAAATGTATGAAAGGTTTACAATTTTTCGGAAACAGAGTGGAGGATGCAGCTAATGCTTTTATTGATGTCCTCAAGTATTCAGACCAATCGGTAACTTATCCAGATTTTAAGGATATCGACCCTTGGCCTGATGAGATAATTAATATGTTCTATGTGATTTGGAAGAATGCCAAATTTTCAGAACTAAGTGCAATTATTATGTATACCCAACAGTCTTCTAGATTCGAGGAGGTATCAGAATTGATGTTGGGTATTGGTTTGGTAGAGATGAGGCATCTTGACAAGATATCTGATTTCTTACAAAGGGCAGACCCATACGAGGATTACTCTACCATGAATATTAATCCTACAATTGAGATTGGTTCTACTTGGGAACAAGCTTTAAAGATTGCTTTGAATTCCGAGATAGAAACTATTGGTCACTACAAGAAAATCCAAAGAGCAATTGGTCAATACGAGGAACGTCCAGATTACGATGATGTAAATTATTTCCTTGAGAAATTGATTGCCGATGAGGAACATCATATCAAACTTCTTAAGGAAGCAATGGGCATGGATAAAGCCACTAAGGGTGTAACGGTAATTATCAAATGAGTAAGATAATTATTCAGAATGGGAATATGTGCGAACTTGACTTACCTCTTAAGTTCGCACAGAAACTTTATAATGAGTTTGCCATTCGACATCCGAATGCTTTCTACTTACGTACAAGGCAAAGAGGTATGCAGAATTGGGACGGTAAGATTCATTACATCACCAAGACTGGGCAATTTAAAATAGGTTTACTTCCCAAAGTATACGATATGTGTATTGAGATGGGGATTAAACCTAAAGTTGTAGATATGAGACAACCTTTACCTAAAGTCAGTAAAGTAGTTACGAATATAGGCAAATATAAATTAAGACCAGAGCAAGAGAAAGCTGTTAAGGCAGTTATCAATAATAAGATAGGGAATACACCTTTTCATATTGGCGTATTAGATTACACTGTTAATGCAGGTAAAACACTTATCATGTCGTCTTTATATTTATCCTATAAGAAACAGTTAAAGACTTTGTTAATAACTAATGATTCCGACTGGTTAAATCAAGCTAGAGAAGAATTTAAGCAATATCTTCCCGGAGAGGATATCACTTTTGTTCAAGGTAAGGTTTTAAACTGGAGTAATTTCACCATAGGTATGGTTCAGTCTATTTCGAGGAATATGAGATTCTATCAAAAGGAATTATCTCAAATAGATATGGTACTTGTAGATGAGGCTGACCAAGGAGGTAGTAAGCAATATCAGAATGTAATCACTCGGTTATTTAATACCAGAATTCGTATAGGATTATCTGGTACCATTTATATGAGCAAGCTTGCTAAGGATAAAGTTAAGAATATGAACCTTGAATGTTTCTTTGGTAAAGTGATTGCCGAGTTTAAACTTAAGGATTCTATCAAAAAGGGTTACTCAACAAAAACCGTTGTAAAGATGGTACCTGGTAAACCCTGGTATGGTAATTGGGAATCTGATTGTATTTCCTATAAGGAAATATACGATGATTCAATCACCAATTGTTATACAGCTTGGTTAATGGCTTATAATAGATTACTATGGAACCTTAATCAAGGCAGATACCCTGCTCTCGTAGTATGCAAGCATATTGCACATTGTGAAAATCTATATAAGTTCTTTAAAAAGAAACTGGGCGATGCCTATAATATTGCCTATGTGCATGTTAATACTCCTTCTAAGTTAAGACAACAAATAATGAAGGATTTTAGAGAAGGTAAAATAGATATCCTGGTATCAACTACAATCATTGCTCGAGGTAAAAACTTTCCTAAGCTTAAGTACTTACTCAATACCGCAAGTATGGATTCACAAGAAAAATCCATTCAATTCCTTGGTCGTTTGGTAAGAACCGATAAATCGAAAAAGAAAGTATACCTGGATGACCTTCATTATCCTGGCCCTTATTTAGATAGGCATGGTAAGCATAGGAAGCAATATTATCAGAGACAAGAATTGAAAGTAATATGGTTAGATAAGCTATGGAAGAAACATCCTAACCATAGCCTTATTAAGAGTTAACTAGAAGTACTATGAGTATTTACTTTTTCTCCGTAGGAGGAAAAGAAGATTACAATTAATAAGCATATAGGCATTATGAATAATGATAAACTAATATGTATCAGAGATGAGGATGATACTAAACTAACTACTCTATTATCAGATGGTTGGAAGATAATCCAAATCTCTGCATCCGGTATTTATTGCTGGGTACTTTTAAGGAAACCCAATAACACTAAAAAGAAAATCAAAGGCTTTCAGTGATGGAGAAATATATTTTAATTACAGCGGTTGTTATTATGATAATAATACTCGCTTTAGACTTCATACTTTCTAAGGATGGCTATCAATGTCATTCATGTAAGAAACGTTTTCATAAAAAGGATTTGGAAATTAAGGGGTGGCATTTCAAAGAATGGGTCTGTCCCAATTGTAAACACATTAATTACACTTATGATGAAGAAGATTAGGGAATGGTTTAAATCTCTTGTTGTTGGGGAGGTACATAATCCTAAACATGTATTCAACTGTAGAGATTTGATATGGATATCAAGCTTGGAAACTTCTCAAAATACTCCCGAATGCTTTACTCATTTCTTTTGTTTGTACTGGAGTAATGGTATGGTAGTCAAAGTATGTCAAGAGAGCCATGATAGAAATTCATACCAAGAATTATATAAACTTAGGGAACTATTTATTAATAACATCGGTTATTCCTATGTTCCCATAGAAGATAACAGTGAGATATACATTTATTATAAACGTAAAAAAGACATATAATGGCTAAGAAAAAGAAACAACTTCCTGACTTATCGAAGCAAGATATCCTTACTCCCATAGATGTTAGTACTTTGGGAACTAATGGAGACCCTTGCTTCGGTATTGGGTATGACCTATCAACTAAAGAGTGTAAGCTATGCGGAGACTCAGAGCTATGTGCATTCAAGATGTCTCAGAACTTGAATATCACAAGGAAAGAGCTAGAACAGAAGAATCAATACAAGGATTTGGATGTATTAGAAGATACGGTTGGTATCAAGAAATACATCCGAGGCTTGATTCGGAAAGGGAAAGACAGAAAAGAGGTTATTACCAAAACCGTTGAGAAATTTGAAGTACCTAGAAAACGTATTAGAGAACTTTATAAAGAGTGTATTAAATAATGAAACCAATAGAGATGATATGGGCTATGTTCAAGGTATACCTTAACAACCCAAACTATTTTGTAAAGCAAAGTGATGTACTTGCTAATTTGTGTATGGAAGGTTCTACCGATGTAATTAGAATGTGTAATTCATTGGGAGTACATGTTTCTAGACCCGAGAAATTAACCTTTGGACAACTTTTACGTAAATGCAATATATTATGAACAGATTCAGATTTATCAAAGTAAGGGAGGTAGTATCTCCCAACAGAGCAAACCCAAATGATGCTGGGTTAGATTTTTATGTACCAACCAACTTGACTTCAGAGGATATCCACTCTAAGAATGAATTTGATTCAGGAGGATATGATTTGGATATACCCTTTAGTGAATCATTCGTAAGGCATATAGCTTTAAAACCAGGTCATCGTATACTTATCCCATCAGGTATCAAAGGTTTGCTAGAACCTCCTGCATCTATGTTAATGGCAGCAAACAAATCTGGTATAGCTACTAAGAAAGGGTTAATCTTTACTGCCGAGATAGTAGATTCTCCCTATGTTGGAGAGATACACATTGGAGTATACAACACTTCTCAAGAAGCCCAGGTTATTGAGGCTGGCCAGAAGCTGGTACAATTTATTCATGTACCTATCTATATTACTGAACCAGAAGAGATTCAACAAGAGGAATTTTATACTGAATCCCAGATGTGGGGAAGTAGAGGAGGGAATGGTTTTGGTTCATCAGGAAGTAAATAATCATGGACATCAGGAATATAAATGAACAAGTGCCTCAGGTAGAAGAAACTGAGGCACGGATATTACAAGAAATGTATGTTCTTGGGATAGAGCAATTCTCTGGGTATAAATCCATAGAAAAGCTACCAGATTACCCATTAGATATAAATAATCCAAAGAGCCAAGTTATTCTAAAGGATTTTATTGGTAGAGTTATTGAAGAGTTAACTGAAGGATTCGAATCTACCGATGAAGTAGTATCTATATATCGTGATTATGGATGGAATAATGATTGTTTAACCTCAGAGGAATATACTCAGGTATTAAATCATCTAGCAAATGCAAATGAGGAACAAGCAGATGCCTTGGGATTCTTCTTTACTTTGCTTTTGTATTCTAATATATTGCCAGAAGATATATTAAAATACCAAGATGCAAAGAGTTTATTTGAGGTAATGGCAATTGGAGTCAAAGACTTACTCATCAAGTACCCAGACCATCGAAGTGTAAGGAAATACCCTATACTAAGTCCAACTGATTGGGCAAGAGAAGATAGAGCAGAATATGATAAGATAGTTTCTTATACCCCAGGTTTTCATGAAATGAGCGAGATATCTCATGAAAATGAGAAGCTATATTTATGGGAAGTAATATATGAACTTAATAAAGCAAGGAACTTCCTTAAATGTAGACCCTGGAAACAAACTCAAGTGATGACCAAAGAAATAGATTTTCAGGAATCTTTGGTAAAGTCATTCTATCTCTATATGGGATTTTTAGCCATGAATGGGTTTACTCCTTGTGGATTATTTAGTTTATTCTTTAAAAAACAACGTCTCAATTTATGGAGACAAAATACTAATTACTAGCATGTCAGGATGGAACCATAAATTAGAGGGACTTCAACTTAATCCGGAGGAGTCCCTCCATTCGTTAGAATTTGCTACTTCACAAGAGGCATGGGAAAAACTCAATGAGGGATTCCTAAGATTAGAGCCTGCTTTATTTGCAAAGGGGGCTATTGCCAATAGTGGGGTAGCAGTAGTGTATAACGTATTCATAAAGATACGCAATGCCTGGGTAGACCCAGAATTTGATTATGGGAGATGTTTCAATTATAAAGAAACTAAGTGGACTAGCTTATTGAATAACTACATAGACTTTAATAAGCTTGACTTGTTGCGTAGTAAACTGAGAGTACTGAGAAATAAGTATAATCAGAATTACAATATAACTTATATGTTTAACAATCACCATGATAACGGTAAACAATGTCTAATAGCTGCGACTTTTTCAAAACGATTCGGGGAAGACATCCCAGTTATTACAATGGTAGTTCGGGCTTCGGAGATTACCAAGAGGTTAATATTCGATTTCCTATTAATTCAACGAATGTCAGAGTACGTATATGGGCCGGACCAGTCAGTACAAATCAACCTATTTGCGACTCAAATGTACGGAAATGTGGAGACACTTCTAATGTATCATACCCATAAACCTTTGAAGAAGGTACTTAAGGGGGCAGAAGAGAATGCTTGGAATAAGAGAATAAAAGAGATATGGAAGAAATTCCAAAAGGGTACAGAGAAGGAATTCTCTTCATTCAAGGTATTCTTTAGAAGTTTTAAAGTGCTTCGACCAGATTTATATGAGGAAACATATAAATCAATGAAAGCAAAAGAATTACTTCTTGAATACGAGGATATAGAATACCCGGAGAATGTAATCTCTTACTCTCAACGTAAAGCCTATAAAAAGAAACTTTTAAAACAAAAGAACAATGGAAGCTAAGGAATTTTTAAATCAGAAGCGTATAGGATTAGTAAACAAATTCTATTACCAAGTTTTTGAGATTAAAAAGAACGGGGGAGAACCAGATATACCCTTGTTATTAAAAGAGGTAGAGGATTTTGATGATTTTGTATATCGCTACTGGCATATGACCTGGGTTAGTTCTACAATGTCATACAATTAAATATTTATATTATATGAGGATATATTCTAACAGTTTTGAGTTAATGTCCGAAATGGGCAGAGAACTCAACAGTTATGGTCAAACTGTAAAACCAAAGACCTATCAGAATAAAGTGATTGAAGGTAATGAGGATTTTATTACTAAAGAACTCATTTGCCAACAATATTGCTTAACTTCATTGGGAGACCCGGTATGGTTATTCGTATTCTCTCATTCAAGAGAATGGGCAGATGCTGAGTTCCAAGAAAGGGTTGATACCTCTGATATAATTAATCCAGGTAAAGCTTGGGAATTAAGAAAAGATTTATGGGAACAGTTCTTGGTAAATGGTAAATTTGATTATACCTATAATGAGAGAATCATCCATGTTATTAAACCATTGATAAGATTATTGAAGGACGATAATGACACTCGTAAAGCAGTATTACCAATATTCAATGGTGATATGGACGGATTAGATACCGATTGGTATGATGGTAGTAGACGTATACCCTGCTCTATGTATTATGACTTCCTTATCCGTCAGAATGGTAAAGGAGAGAAGGTATTACATATTTGCTATCATCAAAGGAGTTCAGATTTTGTTACTCATTTTGGTAATGATGTATACCTTGCATGGAGACTCATGGAATATGTAGCTCAAGAGGTAGGAATAAAACCAGGTTATCTGTATCACACAATTGATTCTCTCCATGCTTATAAGAAAGATTGGACAGCATTAGCTTCTAATCTGGAAGACTTACAAGAGAAATACTAATAATGAGGGATGTATCTACTACTGGTGGGTATGTCCCTTTTTCTATTTTTAAAATATGGAGACACGGTATACAATAATAAAAAACAAAAGAGAGTTAAAGAAACTCATTGCCTGTTGTAAATCAACTGGTTATGCTTGCTGTGATTATGAAACAAATGCAGAACCTATATATAATAAGGGTTTTAAGCCAACTATACTCTCAGTATCCTGGATGCCAGGGTTTGGTGCTTCCATTCCTTTAGACCATTTCGAAACAAAAGATTATACTTCACCCGGTTGGAATTGGAAAAAGATGCTAAGGAAATTTGGGGAAGAGGTAATTGAGAATTATGACATTGTAAAGGTTGCATGGAACTGGAAATTTGATGACCAGATAAACCAGAAATATCAAATATTCTATAGGGGTACTTGTTTAGATGGTATGCTTGCAAAATATGTTCTTAATGAGGAAAAACCCCATGACCTAAAATCAATGGTAAGAAGGTATTTGCCTGAGTATGGTAATTATGAGAAACAAGATGCTTTTGATAAGATACCTTGGGATAAAAAAGAATTAGACCCACTTTGCCATTATGGATGTCAAGATACGGATTATACACTTAGGTTAATGATATTCTTTGAGAAGAAGTTGGTGGATTTAGGTATGTATTCGGTATTCCGTAATTTATTCATGTGTAATTCACGAGTACTTACTTCGGTAGAAAAGGAAGGTTTATATCTAGATACTGAGTTCAATAAAAAGCTTTTGGAAGAATATAAACCAAAAATAGATGCTGCTAGAGACGCAATATACGCTTTGCCAAGAGTAAAGAAATTCGAAAAGAAGTATAACCAAGAAAAGATTGATAAGTATATCCAATCTATCGAATCAGAACTTGAAGAGTTAGATTATAATGACCCAAAGGATAAACGTAAGATTGCATTAAGGGAACAGAAAATATCGAATATCAAGGCAGGTATATTTACAACTAAAAAGGAACAGGAATTAATAAGACCCATTAACCTTGGTAGCCCAGTTGATTTGCCTAAGCTAATGTATTCAGAGGATGGATTCCATTTCGATGTAATTAAAGATAATGATTCTGGTAAACCAAGTACAGATGAAGAAACCCTAACTAACTTAAGGTTAACAGTTAAAAAACCCGATTCACCAAAGGCAATATTCTTGGATAAACTTCTCGAACTAAGAGGGTTAGAGAAAATGTATAAGACTTATATTTATGGGTGGTGGGAAAAGGTACAAGATGATTCTCGATTACATGGTAGATATAATATACATGGTACTGACTCTAATAGGTTTAGTTCTGCAGACCCAAATATGCAGCAGATCCCAAAGACAACAGTAGACCCAAATATCAAGAAACAATTGGTAGCTCCTCCAGGTTATCTATATATGGCATTCGACTACTCACAGGCAGAGTTAAGAATGATGGCTCATTTATCAGGTGATGAAACTTATCTGGAAGCATTTGCAAAGGGCGTAGACCCTCACCTTGGTATAGCAGCAGCAAAATATGGGGTTCCAATTGAGGAAGCCAGTAAAATATACGAAGACGAAAGTCACCCTGACCATAAGCTTTGGAAGACTAGAAGAAAACAAGCTAAGCAAATTGCATTTGGACTTATCTATGGAATTGGAGATGCTTTGCTAGCAGTAAAATTATCAGACCCAAAAGCTGGTATTATAGTTACTAAAGAAGAAGCTCGTAAGGAGATGGATGAGTTCTTTAAGAAACACCCAAAGATACTTAAGTTCAAAGAGAAACAAGAGAAATTCCTTCGTAAGCATGGATATTATACCCAGTTATTTGGTACTAAGAGAAGATTACCCCAAATATACTCAAATGATAAACAAGAAGTTGCTTATGCCATCCGTTTGGGACTTAATTTCCCATGTCAAGGTGCTGCAGCAAATATGACTAATTTTGGAGCTATCCTTGTTTATTGGTTAATGAGACAAGGTAAATTACCCATGATGAAAGAAGCTTGTACAGTTCATGATGCTGTATATATGTATTCTAAACCGAAGGATATAAATACATGGACAGTATATACAATTTGGAATATACTACGTAACCCAAGTACTAAGAAATACTTTGGTTTCCAAGTTGATGATGTAACTCTATCAATGGATTTTACAATAGGTAGGTCTATGGCAGAAGAATTACCGTTTATGCCAGGCTATGATTATACTAGAATGTTAAAACCAGACTTTTCGGTAGATGCCTACATGGAAGAATATCACAAGTTTAAGACTCGTAAAATTGGTAATTTTAGTGCAGCTTCACCAGAGGTATTTATGGAACTATATAAAAAGGAAATCCATAAATATCAACGAGAATATGAAGAATCGAGAAAAGGGTAATATACCGGGATTTAGTAATTACTACATATCCCGTACTGGGAAGTTATACTCGAAATTTACTGGTAATTGGAGATTGGTAAAACCCGCTATGAAAGATAATGGTTATTTATCTAACTCTTTAGTAGGAGATGATGGTAAACGGAAGAATTTCTATAGACATAGGTTAGTGGCTTCCACTTATATACCTAACCCAAACCATTACCCTCAAGTATGCCATAAAGATAATGACCCTGAAAATAATAGAGTAAGTAATCTATATTGGGGAACTGCCAAGATGAATATGGGTCAATGTATAGAAGATAAAAGATTTTACTTTGTTGGCAAAGAACGAGAACGTAGGGTAAACGTAGAATTACTAATTTCTAGGTATGTGTATGGCACACCAAGAAGAGATATACTAAAAGAATTCAGTATTTCAACTGGTGTATTGTATAAAATATTACGGTATAATAACATAAAACTAAGGAAATGAAAAAGATTTTGAACGGACCCACAGTATGGCGAGCTAAGTGCCCATACTGTGATTGTGAATTTGAATATGATTATTCAGAAGTAGATTCACATACCTTTGCAGATTGTAAATTTGTAAAATGTCCTGGATGTAATAGATATTTACATCATGAAGAAAATCCAAAATCACCAACAGAAGTGAAGAAAGAGGATACTATGTCCACATAAATAAAATAAATTTATGAAACCATGGCAACAAATGAGGAATATCAAAATGCGAGTAAATTAACTGCCCTTACCTATATGATTGCAGGATGTTTGGGTTATTCTATTGAGAATCTGTTTAAATACCTGGATGCTACGAATTTAAAGGTAAGTGGACAAGAAAAGATGTTATTCAATAGAGTAAAGACCCAATTACATCAATTACAGACTAACCTTACTACATTAGAGGATATGGCTTTTAAAGTAATGGCCACTGATGAGGATGGGAAACTTGCTTATGAAGATGCTACTCATATTTATTGGGCAGCTTTCTTAGTATTATTAGATAGAGGGGGAACTGATAACTTATGCGACTTACGATTAAGAGCTTTAGTAGATAAGATTAGTCCCTATAAATCTCTTCTTAGATTGCCTGGTATGAGTTTAGCTTATCAAATGGCTTTTGCTCAAGTATCTAATGCTATAAGTAAAGGCGAATTTAGTAAGGAAGACTTTAAAAACCTATTAGAAGTTTATGAAGACGGAGCTAAAAAAACTAAAGGTTAAATTTGAGGGTAGGACCCTAGAAATCGATATTCAAAAAGAATTGTCTATCAATGAGAATATCATTAATTCTCAGCTACGAGAATCTCCTTCTAGTTATTATATTCTTTGTTCTCTTAGAGATAAGTATATAAAGGAAAGAGATTTACTAGCAAGGGAAAAGGATGAAGCCTATTCCAATGCTTGGGTATATTATAAGGATGCCAATGAAAGGTGGAATAACGAATATGTTTCTCATAAGGCAAATCTTAACAAGAAGTATTCTTCCATTTATGAGAGATACTTAAAAGCTGTAGAAAAAGCAAATAAGTTCATAGCTATATGTAAAGCTTATGAGAGTCGGGAGAATATATTAAGAACTATTAATGCGAATCTAAGAAAGGGTTAACCCATTGAACTATAAATAATTACTAACTTTTAAAAACAGTATTAGAATATGAATTATTCAATGACATTTATCTCACCTCTTGTGGCTGAGAAATTTAATCAAGAATTACCTGGATGCCCTACAGAAAACCGGGTACTTATTTTATCTCCAAAGGAGGTAAACCAAACTAAATCGGGTTTGATTATCCCTGAACAAGTAAAAGAGGGAGTTCCTCGTAAAGGAGTTGTAGTAAAGAGTGGGGAGATTACAGAAGAATATAAAACCTATCGGGAATTGGTGGGCATAGGTAGGATAGTTACCTATGGTTTGTATGCGGGTAAAGAACTTGAATTCGAAACAGATAAATTATCTCCTGCTCTTCAAAAGATCTTAGAGAAAAACGTTCTTACCGTATTGAGTATGAATGAGGTAGTCTATTCAGAACCGAACAATCAAAATTAATCATTATGATAAAAGATAAGAAGAAAAAGAAAGTTTCATCAGAGGGACTTTCTACAAAAGAAAAGATGCTAGCTAGAAAGAAACAGCTAGAATCCAAGGGAAATGGTAGTGGGTTAGTATATCCAAAAGAAGGAACCCTGAGAATGAGAATTAAGTCTCCTGGTGATGACCAAGAATTGGGTATCGAAATTATTCAATTCTACCTGGGAGGCAATTTGGGAGGAGTTATATCTCCGGCTACTTTTGATGAACCTTGCCCATTTATGGAGAAGTATCAAGAATTGAAAAACTCTAAGGATGAAGACGACAAGGAACTTGCCAAGAATCTGGTACCAAGAAGAAGATATGTTATTGGTGGTATAATCTATTCAGATGAAAAGGGTAGTAAGGTAGATTACGAAGGCAAAGATAAGGGAGTTTTAGTTCCTCGCTCAGTATACCAGGATATCATTGACCTATACCTTGATGAAGATGAGGCAGGTGATATGACCGACCCAAAAACTGGTTATGATATTAAGATAATACGTTCAGGGTCTGGTAAACTAGACACCACTTATTCTGCTCGTGCTTGCAAACCAACTAAGTTGGACAAGAAATATCAAGGTACAATTGACCTTGAGGGTATAGTTCGTTCTCAAATCAAATCCTATGATGAGTTGGAAGATTTACTTTCACAGTATCTAAATGAAGACCACGGTGATGATGAGGACGATAATCCAAAGAAGAAAAAGAAAAAGGGAGTTCACAAAGACCATTACATGGAAGACGATGAACCCAAGAAAAAGAAAAGAAAACACAAATCGGATATTTAAGGGTTAGTAATAATATGGTTTCATTCGAAGGTGATAATTAGATTCGTTCGGTTATCACCTTCTTTAGTTTAAATACATTACATTATGGCAAAGAAATCGAAAGTGGGTTTAAAGGTACCAACAAAAAATGAGATATTAAAGAAATATGGGGGCATGATGAGATTGGCTTCAGAAACTGTAGAATCAAATCTATGGTTGCCATCAACCTTCTTTGCTCTCAACTATACCTTTGGTGGTGGTATACCATTCGGTAAAATTTTAGAAGTAGCTGGAGAAGAATCATCTGGTAAATCTCTTATTGCCTATAACTTTGCATATACTTGTCAACAACTCGGAGGACATGTCATATGGGTAGATGCCGAACAATCTTGGATGAACTCTTGGGCAGAAATTAATGGAGTAGACCCAGAAAGAGTTACAGTATTAAATGATACTCGTATAGAATATATTTCTGATGCTGTAGCAGACTTAGCAATCTATCTTCGTTCTCAATTAACTAATAATGAACCGATTCTCTTAGTGATAGATTCTATTGCTGCTATGGATTGTGCAGATAACATAGATTCTAAAATGGTAGAGGGTAAGGCTGAAATGGGAGGTAGAGCAAAAGCTCTTTACAAATACTTCCGTATCAGAAGTGAATTATTCTATAGATTAGGAGTTACACAGATTTACATTAACCAATTAAGAACTGCTTTAAATGTCGGATTCGGAAAAGATAACACAACTACTACAGGAGGTGCAGCACTTAAGTTCTACGCTTCAATCAGAGCTGCCTTTTACTCAGGCAGGTCTATCACTGTTAAACAGAAAGGTAAAGAACGGAAAGCTGGTAAATTGGTCACAATCCGACTTATTAAAAATAAGGTTGCTCCTCCAAGACCTACAATCAGTAAGTGCCCGGTTTACTTCAATCCTAAGTTCCATGAAGTAGGTTTTGATAGATGCTATGCTCTTGAGGATGTATTGGTAGAAAATGATATCATAGAAAAATCTTCAGGTGGAGTATATAAGTTCAAAGGAAAAACTCTTGCAAGAGGGGAAGAGAAATTCCAAAAGCTTTTGGAAGATGATGATGAACTTCGTCGTAAACTATTAAAGAAGGCCGAGATAAATACTATCGGTACAACTAGAAAGAAGATAGTAGCATTGACTACTAATTTATATCCAGTAGATGGAGTAGAATATGAATCATTTAACGAATCGGAAGACGAAGAGGAGGTAGAAGATGAATAAAAAGGAGGTAGAGGGTATAGAGAAAGTAATTAAAGAATACCTTAAAAAGAATTTGAGAATTGAACCAAGAGTTAGATACTTAGATGCTTATAGTTCTGCTGAGAATTATCTTGATATCTATCTTGGTGACGAAAAGATTCAAGAAGTTTCACTTTATGAATTCGATTTTAGAGTATGAGTAAGAAAACAATATTATTGATTGATGGAGAAAATATCCTCCATCAATCCTTCCATAAGTTCGAAAAACTTAAATCTACTGATGGAAAACCCAGTGGAGCAATATTTGGATTTTTTAAATCCCTGCATATGTATCTTACGAGGTTTGAACCAGATGGGGTTTATATTTCATTCGATAATGGTCATTCACCAGTAAGGACGAAGTTATTGCCCAATTACAAGGGGCATCGAAAAAATATATCAATAGATTATGAGTCATTGCAAAAGCAAAAGGCAATCATAATGAAAATGCTGGGTATGCTAAGAATTAATTATATCTTCGATAAAAAGAAATCTACAGTATATGAAGGAGATGACTTCTTAGCATATCTTGCAATTAAAAAATTCCAATCCGAGAAAATGATACTTATATCATCGGATAAAGACTTTAACCAGTTGCTATCAAATAACCTGAGGATATATAATCCCAGAAAAGATGAGATGATAAGGATGGATAATTGCAAAGAATTATTCGGATATCATTCTCATGAGACAGTAGAATATTTAGCAATGGTTGGAGATACTTCCGATGATATATCTGGGTTTCCTGGTATAGGTCCAGTAAAGGCAAGGAAAATACTCGATGAAGGTAGGATTGAGAAATTCATTGCTCAGAGTAAGAACAAAGAATATCTTCAAATATGGAAAAGGAATGAGCAATTGATTGACCTCTTCTGGTTTGTAAGACATAACCCATTAGAGAAATTACCACTTAAGTCAAAAAAGAAGTTTAAGTATGAGAAATTCAAAGAGCTTTGTATCGAATACTCTTTAGCATCCTTCTTGACAAATGAATTTATAAAACCCTTTAAAGAATTACATCATGAGTAAACGTATAATGTTTGTAGGTCCCTCAGGTATAGGGAAAACTACTTTAGCTAAGTATGTAGCTAAGAGAGAAGATCTACCTTTTATTTCTGGTAGTATGTCAGATTTATTACCTGCTACTGAAGGGGTATCACATAATGAAATATTATCCCTCGGTTCGGAGGCAATGTATAAAGCAGATTTTCAACTTCTGAACAAAAGGAATAGGTTATTCAAGGATAGAGAATACTTCGTAACTGATAGGAGTTATGCAGATTTGGCTGCTTATTTTTGGTATAAGCAATCAAGAACTTTACCAGAATGTGAAATGGAACATTTTTTCTGTCAATGTAAGACTTTAATGGAAGATCAATGTGATGTAGCAATCTTCTTACCATTAAATCTAGATACTTATAAGCATTGGTCAATGGAAGATAATGGTAAGAGAATACTTAACAGATTCTTCCAAGTTCAGATATCATCTCTTATGGGGGAATTGCTTGCAAATTGGGAAATACCCACTATTTGTATATCTGAGCTCGATTTAGGTATGAGAACGGAACAAATCAATTACCATTTAGATAGGATATGGGGAAAGAAGTAATAGCAATAGCCTTTTCAGATTTGCATATTAATCTCTGGGCTAAGTTCAATGAGAATAATCACAGGACCCTGAATAGTTTCAGGGTTTTGTCGATTATACAAAAACAATGTAGGAAGTATAATTGCCCAGCTTTATTCTGTGGGGACTTATTTCATAAGCCCGAGAATATGGACCAAGAACTTGATGAGATATGCTATAAAGAATTTAATAAGTACAATGATTATGACCCTCTATGGGTATACGCTATTTCAGGGAATCATGACATCAAGAAGGTAAGTAAAGCTGGTACACCTCCCTATAGCTGGCTTTATAGAGTAGAAAGGTATGGGATTTATATATTAGATTATGGGTCTGCTATCTTATCTTCTAATCATAAGGATATAAAAGTATATGGTGTACCTTATATTGATAATAATGTCGGTCTAAGTGAATATTTAAAGAATATTGAATTAGATAAGAGTCTTAAGAATATACTTTTACTACACACGGATTATCCAGGAGCAAAGGACACCGATGGTAGGGAAATAGATTCTGTAGAGAATCTTAATGTTAACCTTCTCAATAAGTTCGATTTAGTATTATGTGGACATATTCATAAACCTCAAAGACTTTCGAAAAAGGTCTATATGATTGGAGCTCCTAATCATCAAAGAAGAACCGATAGAGATTGCGAATTGGGCTATTGGAAAATATATGAGGACCTATCAATGAAGTTCATCCCTTTAAGGGAATTCCCGAAATTCATTGATGTAGAATCTGAGGAAGATATTAAAGATGATGGCAATTATTATACTGTGATTCCCAAGAAAACTAGTACTCCCGTTAATAACAAACATAAGATTACTAAGCAACTTTCTAAGAAGTCACTAGCAAAGAGGTACTTAAAAGAGAAAGGTATCAATGATAAGGTTAAATCGAACCTATTAATAGAAACACTTAAAAAGGTAGAGTCATGCTAAGTTTTATGAATATGGATGTAGTGGGTTTTTGTTCAATAGAAACCCTGCATCTACAACTAAATCCAACTTGTACCATCCTTATCAAGGCACCAAATGGGAAAGGGAAATCAACTATTCTATCGGCATTAGTATGGGCAATATATGGGAAAAATCTAAAGGGTGTATCTGATGTAAATACCTGGAAGGAAGTAAGACCCAAAGATTACAAAGGGACTATGGTCCAGGTATTCTTCCAAAAAGATACCCATACTTATAAGATTATCCGATGCCAAAAATACGAAGAAGTACTTGAGGATGGGGCAAAGGGTAAAGACCGATTAGTATTCATCAAAGATGGTGATATAATTGACATCAAAGGTAAGGGTAAGATACAAGATGCCATAAACCGAGAAATAGGTTTATCATATACTCTGTTTATGAATTCTATAATGTTTGGTCAGGGTATAAGGAGGCTTATACAAGAGTCTAATTCAGATAAGAAAAAGATATTCGAAGAAGTATTTGATTTAGAGTTCTTAAACCTTGCTAAGGGCATTGCATTGCAAGATAAGAATAACCTTATATCTCAGATAAACGAAGTAGAGCATGAGTCTCAAATGCTGAAGAAAGAATTAGAGGCTAATAAAGAGGCTTACTTTGATATGAGAGATAGGGAGAAATCATTCAAACAAAAGATTAGGGAAGAGAGGAAAGAACTAAAACAGGATAGGGAGAAGCTAACTAAGTTACTGATTGAAAAACAAAAACAGATTAAAGATGAAGTAGATGCCTCTCTTCAGATAAAGATTAAGAAACAGAATAGATTAATCCTTGATTTAAGAGGTAAGATAAAAGATGCTAAGAGTTTATCTAATGTACCTCTTAAGAGGGTAATTAAAGAATTAGTAATACAGTTAGAGGCAGGTCACTACAAACGTGCATTACGTGATGCTAAATCAATATATAAAGCGTTCTCTGACCTTGATAAATATGATAAAGAGTATCAAGAGGCTTTAGAGAGGTTAGAGGAACTTGGTAGTGTAAATGATAAGTATAGGAAATTAAAATCTGATTGTGATGATATTGCTTCTGATATTGCTTCTGTTGATGAGGATTTGGCTAAGCTCAAACAGGAAAAACTTAAAGTCATGTCTCCCAAGTATAAACAAAAACTTAAAGAGATTAGGAAAAAATTACGTAAGGTTGATGAAGATTTTCACAATAAAGAGTTAGAGCTAGAGAATTACAATTGGTTAATCAATGACCCATTGGGCAATAATGGAATTAAAGCCTATTTATTCGATTCCTCTCTTGAGTTCTTGAATAAGTGTTTAGAAAAGTATTCAGAAGTATTAGGATTTAGGATTGAGTTTAATATAGATTTGGGAACTGCTAGAAAAGAATTTGTTACTCTTATAGAAAGAGATGGTATGATTATAGATTATGATGAACTATCAGGAGGAGAAAAACAATTGGTTTGTGTAGCAATGGCATTTGCAATGAATGAAGCTTTAACCGCTTCTAAAGGTATCAACCTAGCATTTCTCGATGAGGTATTCGAATCTTTAAGCTCGGATAATGTTGAGATAGTTACATCATTGATACGTCACATATTCAAAGAGAAAACTTTATTCTTGATAACCCACTTGGATTCACTTCCTCTCGGTAATACCAAAATCCTGCAAGTGGAAAAGACTCAAGGCCTGAGTAAGTACCAATTACTATAATGGTATATAAAATACAATACACCATTATATCATGAACTCTAAGAATAAAGGAAATCGATTCGAAAGAAAGATAGGGGCTTGGTTTACGAAATGGACCGGGTACAAATTTGAAAGAAACAGAGCCGGGAGTGGAGCTTGGCATTCAAACAAGGACTCCACTTCTGATTTAACCTGTACTGATGAAAGGCATGCTCATAGATGTAAGATATCTATCGAATGCAAGAATTATAAAGAGATTAAGTTTGAACATCTACTCTTAGGTAATAAGGGATGCGATATATTGAAATTCTGGGAACAAGCTTCTAAGGATGCAAAAAGAGCAAATAAAGTTCCCATACTCTGTATGAGATATAATTCAATGCCATCAGAAGAATTTTTCTTTGTAGTTGGAAAGGATTTATCTTCTGTATTCTATAAACCAATATTCGATAAAGCCAATATTATGGTAATTGATGTACCAAAGATAGATGAGATTCTTTATGTATTCATGGCTAGTGATATATTGAAGAATGTAAACTATAAGTTAGTACATAAACAAGCTAAGTTAATTCTTAAAAACCGGTAACCTATGAAGAAGCATACCCCATACTCCTATTGTATATTTTACCTTGAAAGGAAGTACTGTGATAAAATCAATAAAGAACTCAAAGAAAAGGGGTATGACCAAATCAAGGCAATTATTCCTATGGTAAACGTATTAAGAAAAACCACAAAGGGTAAGATGGTATTCGAAGAAGTACCAGTATTATTCAATTATGGTTTTATGAGAATGCCCACTAAATTAGCATTCTCAAGGCCCTTTCTTAATAAGTTACGTAGGAATATATCTGGTATCAGAACTTGGTTACGTAATACCGAGACAATGCACCCAAGAAAGAAAAAGGTAAGGATTGACAATGCAGAAGACTTTGATGATTTCTCTTTAGTGGCTACTTGTAGTAGAAAAGAAGTAAGGCGATTTAAACGTATTGCTAGAGAGAATAAGAAGTTTTCAGTAGATGATTTAGTCAATGTAAAGCCTGGAGATTACTTAGTATTACGGGGTTATCCTTATGAGGGAGTAGATGCTACAGTATTAGAGGTTGACCATCTTTGTAAAAGAGTAAAAGTTCTTATATACCCTGAAATGGGAAGAATGGAAGTATGGCTACCTTTTGACAATGTTATCTACAGTGTTTATTTGAACCATGACCCAGATAGGCTTTATGCTAATCAGGGAGAATATGACCCTAATCAGATTACCAATGAAGCAATTGATAGTATAATGAATTTTAGGAGAATTTAATGTTATGAACGAAGCTCAACAAAAAGCCTGGAGTTGTTTAATTGATAAAGAACAACAATCATTATTCCTTCAACTATCAGAAAGTAAATCTTCATGGGAAGCTGGTGAAATTTTAAAGTTATCTCATTACAAGTATCTTGAAATCCGGGAACGGTCAGAGAAATTCTTTAGGCTATTCTCGGATTTTTTTGAGAAACACACTTCTATTTTTCGACCAGATTGCCCCTGTGAGAGGAATTTCCAAGATTATATGGAGGGATGTTTAGAGAAAAGATTAAAGAGAAAAGAAGCAAGCTTATTCACAGGAGACTCAGCTCAATTACTCCCAAAGGTAAACTCTAAAAATATAGAGAGAAACATGAAGAGGTTAAAGGAGTCTGAGGATGAATGGGACATAGATACTCTAAGATTAATTCTTGAATTTGATAGGTGGAATAACTTTAGAATACTTCCAAGGATGCTACAACAGCCATCTGCATTTAAAAGGCGGTCGAATAAGAAGGATAAGATATATATCAAATACCTACTTAATAGGGTACCGGATTGGATGCACACTAAACTCAAGGAAAGGTTTAGGTATAAAGTAAAACCAGGAAAGAAAAAGTATTGGGTAGCTTTAATATCTGAGGACCTATATACTGATGGTTATCTATTGTTACCAGTAAGACCTTTGGATGAAGTAGTAGATGAATTTAGTAGATTTTACATGTATGTATTCAAAACTAAAGATGATGCTGATACTTTTGGTTTTATGGTATCTAAGTTCATGATTAAAACCGAATCTGTTAAGCTTGGACAAAAATTCTGGCCAGAGTACCGTTGCTGTGTGGAAAAAGCAGTAAACTATAATCAAGTGAACAACATAGAATTCAATATTAAGAAATTGGATATGGCTTATAACACACATATCAAGAGAAAGCATAAAAAACCTAAATCCACTGCTGCGAACCGAGCAAAAACCTCGGATTTTTATAAAAATAAATAGAGAAATAAGATAAGATTAAATTATTTATTCTTATATTTGCAAAGAAAATAAATGAATACTTAAAATATTAATGATATGGCAAAAAAGAGTAGAAAAGACATGAAAGCCCCATCCAAGGAGAAATCAAATTTCCTTGGTGCTTCTGGGAGAAACATGACTTATAAGGATTTAAAGAGAAAGGCTATCATATTAGGGATGCCTTTCCCTGATGCTTGTTCTGCTGGGGTATTTGACTTATTACATTATATCAATGTATCAGAAGAAAAGCCAGATAAATCGTTAATTGATAAATATGACGATTGGATGGATAAGCAATTAGAAAATATTGGGTATTCGAAAGATGACCCATTAAGAAATTCCAGATTAAGGCTTGGGTTTCTCGGAGAAGAAGGGGAAAATGGGCAAAGAAGAACCAAACGAGTTCCTGGGATAAAGAAACCTCGAGAAAAGAAACCACCAAGAGAGAGGGATGAATTTAATCTTATCAAGGGTACAAAGAAATCTTATGTATTCGAATTAACTGCAAAAGGTTTTGAACTTGATAGAGTTATTCGGAGAATGAAAAAGAAATTCCCCGAAGCAAATGAGAAATCTATCAATCTTTGGTATAGAATGGCAAAGAGGAATATAAATGGTAAAACTAAAGGAAAGTAACAACGGACCCATACGACCAGATAGATATTATATATGGACTTGGAGACCAGATACTACCAATAAGATTGTTACTGAAAAGAAATTATATAGGAAACATCTAACCGGTATACCATATTTTACTAGACACCAAGTAAAGGTTACCTTAGTTTATCTTTATGGTGTAGATGTTCTTCAATATATCCATATAATATCTGGGAGGAAACTTATAAAACAAGGCATTAGAGAATTATCCGATATGAATGGTAAACTTCTTAAAAAGGGTAGTACTAAATTCTGGTTTAAGGGTAAATTCGTAAAAGCAAGGAAGTTCATAATGCCCGATGAATATCACATAGATAAACACCGACGAAGAAGATTTATGGTACAAATGCACCGAGTCTTTAAGTCTAAAGGAAAAAAGGAATTCAATGAAAGGTACTCAATCAAACTCTATGGACAACGGCAAGGCATATCTCCCAAGTATACAAGGCAAAAGAGATTACAAATCAATCTTGCTATCCTACAGGATTTACAACAGGCTGAGTCAAGAGGAGAAACATAAATTCAATCTGTTATTCCTGCAGTATCCTCCATTGGTAAGTTCATTGGCTTTATATTTAAGAAAGAAGATGAACATCCCAATACAAAAGGTACTATTTATCAAAGCACAAAGGGATATGCTTGAAATATTCGATGAGGCATCACTTAAATTTTTAGGGTATTTGCCTAAAGAAAGGTTTATTAAGAAGTCTTTATTATTTCAAGGGTTTGTTCCATTAGAGAGTATTAAACTTAGAAGGTCTTATGCTTATATAATGACAAATAGGATGATAGAAAATAAAATATGGGTCTACCCAATTCGATTATCCGATAACTATAAAACAATGATAAAAGGGAAATACAAATCCTATACCGAAGTATTTGGGAAGGTGGGTATTCCTGGGATAACTAAAATTAAATACAGCAATGAATAATAACGAAGGTTTTAAAATCACAGCACATCAACCAGCAAACCCATTTGCAGGTAAGAAGTTTAAGATAGTCACTTATCAAGGTGACAAGGAACTTGCCTCTCAGGCAATAACAATTGAATCTCAATTAGAATTAAAGACAACTCTAGATGAGATAAAACAATTCAATATTGCTCAGGAGGAATTATTAAAATCTGGGTATACTCAGAAATCCATACTGGTAAAGAAACTTATAACAGAGTGATATAAATAAATTATTAACCAACTTAAACATTACGAAAATGGCTAAGAAGAAAAAAGAAGTGGAACTGAAAGAAGTTTCCAGAACAGAAATCAATGGTGCAATCATCATTAAGTACGAAGACGGCTCAGTAAAGATTATCCCTGCTCCTATCATGCTTTCTGCCGAAGAAGCCGAAGACCTTTTTGGTTCTGAATCCGATGACGAGGAAGAAGAAGAGGAATCGGATGATGACGATGAGGAAGATGATGATGATGATTCCGAAGAGGAAGAAGAAGAGGAATCGGATGATGACGATGAGGAAGATGATGATGATGATT